GAACTGCGGCACGGTCACCTGACCCATGCCCATCAGCGCGGCGATCTCGTTCGGCAGCTGGTTGCGCAGCGCGGTGTCGGACTGCTGCTGCATCAGGCGCAGGTTGTTGAGGAACGACGCGTAGTCGCTGCCCATCTGGTAGCGCTGCGTCGCTGCCTGATTGAAGGCGTTCTGCGCCGACCGGCTCTCATCGCCCGATGCGAGATAGGCCTGCATCTGCGCATCGGTGTCGGCGCGGGAGCGAGTGTCGGCGACGTTGCCGTAGCCCTGCGAACCGGGGTTGAGGCCGCGTGCCGCCAGCTGCGCGTCCTCGGCGCTGCGCGACTTGGCCGAGTTCTCCCGGTAGCGCGACAGCATCGCCTCCTCGACGGCGGCGCGGTCGGTGGGGGCCTGATCCTGCCTGATCTCGCCGGGCACGTTGCTCCAGCCGCCAGACGCGCCAGCGCCGCCAGAGCTTCCGCCCTGACCGCCCGCCCACTGCTGCCACTGCGACGGGTCCAGCTGCGTCCTGAACTGGTCGGCCAGCTGCGACGAGGCCAGCACGCCAGCCTGCCCGGCGTTGGCCTTCGTCTGCGTCTCCAGACCGAGCAGCTTCATCTGATCGGGCGACAGCTGCGTGATGCGATTGTAGCGCGGCACGTACTGCGGTTTGCCCTTGGCGTCGTAGACGATCTCGTAGCCCGCGTTCTGGTAGTTCACGGTGCCGTAGGGGTTCTGCTCGTTCGGGTTGTTGATGATGCCAGATGCCTGCGACGCGCCAAGCTCCGCAGCCTGCTGGGCCGATGCGGTGTCGTAGGGGTTCGGGGGTTTAGGACTGGAAGCCATGGGTCGCTCCTGACAGCGGGAACGGGTTCAGCACAGCGCGACGCTTGACGCCGGGAAGCCAGCGGCAGTCCTCGCGCAGCATGCCGAAGATGAGAGCGTCACGTCGGCCCTCGACGCCCAGTCGCAAAAAACCCTCGTAGACGAAGCCGAGTTGGCGAGCGTTCTTGATGGCGCGCTCGTTGCCCGGCTCGATCAGCGCGGTGATCCTGACCGCCTGCGAAAACAGCGTCGAGAAGACCGTCGCCAGCAGCTTGGCGCGGATGAAGCTCGGGTCGGCGACCGCCGCGTTGAAGTGCGCCTCGAACCACGTCTTGAACTCGCAGGCGATGACGCCCATCAGCGTGCCGTCGTCGCGCCGCTTGGTGACGCAGAACCAGCGCGGGTCGGTGAAGTCGATGAAGCCGTAGTCGATGCCGGTTTCCTGCGAGAGGAACTCGACCGCATCGAGCGCAAAGGGTTCGAAGGATACCTTCATCCGAAGATGCTCCCCGTCTCGTAGAGGACATCGAAGCCGGTGATGGCGAACTCGGCGTTGTTGACCAGCGCGACGAGGCGCGGCGCGCCGACGTGGCCGAGGATGCCGACGCCCGACCAGTTCATGTGGTTGACGACGCCGCCCGCCCAGCTGTCGACGTCCCACGTCGCCTCGTCCCACGCCGCGCCTGCGTCGGCGAAGGTGATGTCGGGCTGGTTGCTCGGCGGCGTCATGTCGTAGTCGACCTTGATGTCGACGAAGGGACGCGGCGTGCCGTCGCTCTGGATGTACGGCAGCAGCATCTTGAAGTGCTTGACGGCGGGTGTGCCGAAGTTCGACCACGCGCCCTGCACGTCGACCCTGATCGGCTGGCCATCGTCGTTCAGGAACGCCGGATGCACCTCGTAGACCTTGCCGTCGTCGGTGCCGTAGAAGACCCGCGCATCGACCCAGCCCCAGCAGCGCGCCGGGATGCTCGACCACGACGTCCAGACCGGGTTCGGCATGTTGCGAACCATCTGCCGATACCGGCCCACGCCGCCGAGCGGCATGTTGCAGTAGATGCGCCCCGACGACGGGTTGATGAAGACCGACCAGCCGGGCCGATTGCGGTAGTTGAGCGAGGTGGCGAAGAACTCGGTGACGACGTTCTTGTCGCTCTGGCCCAGCTGCTCGCTCTCGGCGCGCATCAGCGTCGACATCGGCACGAGGCCGGTCGAGATCAGCACGTAAAGCTCGCCGCCGTAGTTGATCACCGAGTGCTTCGACATGGGCGCGTCGAAGCGGAAGATGCCAGTCAGCTGCCAGTCGCTGTCGGGGTCGACGCCCTGATAGATGACGCACTCGCCGTTCGTCGAGAAGATGCACAACATGTCGTTCATGTTGATGCCGCCCTCGGTCGTCCAAGTGTACATGGCGGCAATGCTGCCGCCGCGCTTGAAGACGCCATTGAGCGGCAGCAGCTTCACCTCGCCGGACTTCTGCTGCACCGGCAGGTAGTAGATCGCGAGGTTGCTGCTGTCGGCGAAGAACAGCCGGTTCATGTGCGACAGCACGATGTTGAACTGGTCGACGACGATCCACGGCTCGGCAGCGGGCGAGGTGACCGCCTCCTTGACGACGTCGGCAGCGGTCGCGCCGCCGTTCCACGACCAGACGCCGTCGATGCCGTTGACCAGTATCGTGTAGTCGTTGGTCGACAGGTTGGAGAACGACGTCCACGACCAGTCGTTGCCGGTGAAGCCGGTCTCGATCACGGTGCCGTCGAGCAGCGTCAGCTTGCCCGCATTGGCCGCAGCGAGGCGGTTCGGCTGGCCGTAGTACGGCACCAGCGTCTCGACCGGCGTGGCGTCGGCGAGCGCCCTCGTCAGCCGCGTGCCGGGCCTGCAGCGGATGAGGTTCTCCTCGACGGTGAAGTTGTCCAGCACGGTCGCGGTGAGCGGGTCGCCGGGGGCGAGCTTCGACGACAGCGACAGGCCCTTCAGCGGAGCCGAGAAGTGCTTCACTGCCGCCGCGCTTTTCTTGACCCGGATCGGCAGGGCCCTCGCAACGTAGCGGGACGGGAGCATCCTCATCGCGACGGCTCCTCGATCAGTTGAGCCTCGGCCTCGCTCCAGACGAGGTTCTGATATTCGAAGTCGGACGAGAGGAAGAACGCCAGCGTCTCGCCGCGTGAGATGGCGATGCTGGGGTGCCGCCCGTAGACGAAGACGGGCGACGAGGAGTTGATCGGGAAGCGGTAATATTCGACCGGCTCCTCGCCGTTCCGGCTGCTGCCGAGGATGAGGAATTTGCCGTAGTTGTGGCTGACCAGACCGCTCCACTGGAGTTCGAAGACGCCGGTCTGTTCGAACAGCAGATCGCCGTCCTCGTTCGCCACTGCCGAGCCGCCGAAGATTGTGGTGATGTCCAGCTTCACCCAGTTCGGCAGCACGATGACCTGATTGCCATCGGCATACTTGGCCCGCGCACCCAGCAGCCCGCCATCGGCGGGGACGGATGCGGCGATAAATTCGAGCAAGGCATCTGCGCTCATGTCGATGGTGAGCCAGTCGGTGGCGTCGGCGAGAAGCGCCGTGCAGTGGCTCGCATCGATCTCGCCGATAGCAATGATCTCGCTCACCCACATCAGGCCGGTCTGGCCGGTCTTGCGCGTGTAAGGCACCTGCAGATAGCTGCGGTCGCCGAGCGATTTCATGTTGCCTTTCACTGCACGCGCCCTCCCGGCATGTAGGCCCCGAAGCCAGACGGCGAGCCGGTGCGGTCGAGCGAGCCTGCAGCTGCGTCGAGATCGAGGACGCGGGAATTGGCGCGAGCGCCGAGCTTGTTGAGGCGCGACAGGAAGTCCCGCATCTCCTCGCCGAACTCCAGACCCTTGGCCTTCAGGAAGCGGTACTTCAGACCGTCGACAGCGAGCCTGCCGTCGAAGCCGATCAGGTCGTCGTCGGCGGTCGGTTTCGGCTTGCCTGCGCCCGACGACGAGAAGCACCAGAGGCCATCGCCGAGCGTGGCGCGATAAGGCTCTTCCATCATCACCTCGGCGGCGACGAGGGAGAGCAGCGCGAGCATCTGCGCGATGTCCTGATCATTCGACCCGACTGCCGACGCGATCTCGCGCTGGGTGATGCCGATCTCCAGCGAGGCTTGGCTGATAGCGTCCTTCACGGTGACCAGCTGGGACATGTCACGCGGCCCTCGCCTTGAGCGTGCCGATCAGCGCGTTCTGCGCCGAGACGGTCGCGTTGAGTTCCTTCACCTGCTCCTGCAGCGCCTCGCGCTGGCCGGTGAGGTCGCGGATGATCGCCTCGTACTTGCCGAGGTTCTCGCTCATCGCCAGCATCTGCTGGGCGCGCTTGGCGACCTCCCTGAACTCGCCGGGCATGTCGGTGCGGTTCGCCTGCGCCGCCAGCTGCTCGACGGTGGTGATGTCGCGGGCCGTGAGCATGCGGAACATCGCCGGGTTGATGACCGGCCAGAGCGCCAGCGGGAAGCCGCGCTCGCCGGGCTTCATGCCCTTGCCAGCCTGCTCGCGTTTGAACAGATCGTAGGGGCCAGGATTTTCCTCGAAGTCCTGTTCGGTCGCCTCGCGCTCGATCTCGGTGTAGGGCGGCACGGACTTGGTGATGCGGATGGTTTCGCGGTAGCGCGGCAGTCCGTCGTCGCTGACGCCGTCTGCGGCCCAGCCTGCGTTGAAGCGGACGAGTGCCTGACTTTCTTCTGCCATGGGGGTTCTCCTTTGGTTGGTGATCGGGGCGGCGGCAGCGCTCAAGGAGACAAGGCTCCGACGCCGCCCCTACTGATCGAGACGAGCGATCAGGTTCCGGTCGCGAACAGGCGACCCTGCAGGGCGCGGTTCGACAGCGTCAGCGCGCCCATGAAGGCGAGGTGACGGGTGACGGCGTCCATGTCGGGCGACTGGTCGGGAAGGTCGAGGGCCTCGAAATTGCGGCCACGGTAAATCTCGAACTTCATGTACTTGGTGTTGATGAAGTAGCCGCCGGTCAGACCGGTCGCTGCGCCGTCGAACACCACCGCTGCCTGCTTGTATTTCAGCGTCTCAAAGCCGAGCGAGCCGAGGCGGCTGTCGGCGTAGCGCTGGTTCTCCTGCAGGCCGCTCTCGTAGGTGCCGTAAAGCTCGGCGTCGAGGACGATCAGGTCGGGATGCTCGGTGCCACGGACGAGCTTCATCCAGAGCGCGTTCATCGCCGCCTTCAGTGCCGGGTACTGCAGGCCGGTGGCGCGGACGACGTTCTGGAACTGGTTCATCCAGAACGGCCACGTCGTGGCGTTGATGCCGCCGACGATGCCTTCGCCGTTGTCGGTGATCATCGCCCTCAGACCGGCGAAGGACTTCGCCACGGTGCCGTCGCCATAGACGGCCTTCGTGATGTTGTTCTTCATCGTGCTTTCGGCGTTGTCGAGCTTGCCCTCAAGCAGGTTGAGGATGCGCTCGCGGCCACGGTTCTTGGCGAGGTCGGGGCCGCTCAGGGTGACCGAGGCCACGGCGTTCGCCGGGGCGTAGTCGGCCTCCGAGATCGTCTCCTTCACGGCCCGGCTCAGAAGCTCGGTGCCGCTGTACCACGCGAAGGTTTCCTCGGCGTATGCCAGCGGGCAGGCAATCGCCTTACCGCCGTCGATGATGCGGACGCGGTTGCCCTGCCGAAGCAGCGCGGTGACCGCGTTCGAGTTCGAGACGTTATCTGCGAACTCGTCGTGATAGTTGTTGATGGTGGTTGCAACCAGCTGGTTGACGGTAGGTTCGGCCATGACGGGCTCCTCTGTGAGAGGGCCCGCGCAGGGTCACCTCTCAGAGGCCGGTCTCATCGGCAGCAGCTTCAAGCGTCGCCCGCAGGCCTTTCGGCTTGCCGTCTCCCGCTGGCTTGGCGACCGGTGAGGTGACGCCACGCGTGTTGCCACGCACTGCCAGCTTCGCCCTGTCGTTCGCCTGCTTCTGCTCGACCGCCTGTCGTTCGGCGGCGATCAGCTGGCTGCGCACATCAGGGTTCGACCAGATCGCCATGTTGTAGGCTTCGGTGAGATCGCGGTCGGGGTTGGCCTTGAAGAACTCGATGATCGTCGGCAGGACTATGTCGAAGTGCGGGTGTTTCAGGTTGCCCTTCTCGTCCTTCTCGTCGGCGAAGCTATCGATCCCCCTTCTCGTGATCTTCATCGTCTCCACCTGCGCCTTCTCTTCAGCGGCGCGGGTGATCTGGTCGATGCGTCCATTGATGCTGCCGAGGTGATCGGCGAAATAACGGATAGCCGGGTCCTTGAGGTCTTCCGCTGAGAGTTGACCGGGACCGGGCTGGCTCATCTGGCCGGGGGCCGCTGGGTCCAGTCCCATCCGCTGCGCCAATTCCATCAGCAGACCGATTTTCACCTGCGGGTTCGGGTCCATCGCCCGAAGGTGAAACCCCGCCCACTGGCCAATGGCCTCCATGGGCGAGACGCCTGCCTGCTGCAACGACCCGGAGATCACCGGGTGCTGGAAGATCGGCGCGAGAGCGGTGGTGAACTGCACTGCTGTCGCTGAGGCCTGCGCCTTCGTCTGGTAGTCCCGCTCCATCTCGCTGTGCCTGCGCAGAAGGAAGGCCTGCCCTTCCGGCGCGAGCTTCGCGAAAGCTTGACGGTCCTGCTCAGACCAGTGCTGCGGCGGTTGATTGCTTCTCCCGTCTTGCGGGGCTGGATCAATCGGCTTCGCCTCACCGGGCGCTTCAGAATTTTCCTTCGGGGCTGGGTCCGTAGACTGCTCACCCGGCTTCGCGGGGTCTGCTGCGAAGCGGCCCAAGCTATCGCGAGGTCTGCCGTCCTGTCCAGTGGTGATCGGCGGCGTGTCGCCCTCGACAGCTGCGTCGCTCACCTCGTCGTAGGCAGCCTCGGCGATGTCGCGCAGGCTGGGCCGGGCTTCAGGCGTCGGGGATGGCTCCCCACTTGAAGGGGGCGTCTGTCCGTTCAGCAGTTCGTCGGCCATCTCGTCTCTCCTTTCGGCCTTTGGTCGGCGCTGGCAGATCACGCGGGTCGACCGCACCTGCAGCTGCCATGTCGCGGTCGCGTTCGCGCCACGACGAAATCTCCTTGCCGGTCAC